CACAAGAGGTTATTGACGATTACTTTAGAGAATTCCACAAGTTAAAAGAGTGGATTGAAGATAACCAAAAATACATCCAACAGAATGGATTTATTTACAGCTACTTCGGTAGAAAAAGAAGGCTACCAAATGTTGCATCAACAGATAGAAGTATTGCAGCTGGTAGTGTTAGGTCCGGTCTTAATTTTTTAGTGCAGTCTGCTGCTTCTGATATCAATTTATTAGGCGCTATAGACATGAATGCTTGGATTAAAGCTAACAATAAGAAGGCACGTATATTCGCATTAGTACATGACTCAATTTTGGCTGAAGTGCCTAATGAAGAAGTAGATGAGTATATGAAAAAACTCGCATCCTATGTGCAAATGGATAGAGGCGTATCTATTCCAGGTACTCCTGTTGGTTGTGACTTTGAGATTGTCCACGAAGATTACTCTGGCGGTAAATTCGAGAAGATGTATGGTAATTACATATAAAAAAATTAATAAGATAACTTTTCCTGTATATATACTAGACTCTTCGAATTGGCACGAAGAAGACGGCTTACTGTTTGTTGAAAATAGATTATTGGATGATAAAAATATGTCAGGAGACACCTTAGGAAGAAGAAGGCTGCAAACTCCTTTCAGGGATTTATATCCTTTAAAATTTTCTTTAGGAGGTCTTCTAGGTATTATTAAACAAAAGAAAAAAACTTTTGTAGATAGTAAAGGAGAACCTTTTATTTATGAAAAAACAGAAAATTTTTCCTTAAAATATTATAAAATTCGTAAAATAGAACAGAAAGAAAGAGCTTCTGTTTTATGGGTGAAAGGGCTTAATCTCCCTTTTAAGATACCCCGCCCTCCTATGAATGATCTTCAATGGGCGGGAATTTTGCATCGTAGGGGTATCCCTTGGATGTTGTACGAGTATTCAGAAATGAAACTCAAAGACACTATAAGAAAAGTATAACTATGGCTAAAAAGAGAAGAACTCTTGCAGGAGTAAATTTTGAACTGCGAGAGATAGAACCTTTAACACGTAATCAACTTAAAGCATTTGAAACAACAAACCACTTAGTACTGCATGGACTTGCAGGAACAGGAAAAACATTCATATCATCTTACCTAGCATTTGATGATATGGCGAAAGGAGATTTTCAAAAGCTAGTAATTATTCGAAGTGCAGTACCCACAAGGGACATTGGTTTTCTTCCAGGTACGGAGAAAGAAAAGTCCTCAGTATATGAAGAACCTTATAAAGCTGTAACTATAGATTTATTTCAAAGAGGGGATGCATATGACGTACTTAAACAGAAAAACATAGTAGAGTTTATGACTACTTCATTTATACGAGGAATAACCCTCAGAAATGCAGTAATTTTAATTGATGAGTGTCAGAATATGTCATTCCATGAACTAGACTCAATTATTACCCGTATGGGTGAAAATTGTAGAGTGATTTTTTGCGGAGACTTTAGACAGGCAGACCTAAGAGGGAATGGAATAAAAGACTTCTTTAGAGTTCTTGAGCATATGCATATGTTTACATTTATAGAATTCGAAGTAGAAGATATTGTACGTTCCGATTTAGTTAAACAATATATTATAACAAAAAGTCGCTTACAACTATGAAAGCAGTAATAAGTAATAGGATTTATTTAGAGGTAACGCAGGAATATAAAGAGGTTCTTAACAAAGAACTTACTTATTCTATACCTACATATAACCCTAAGGATCCTCCTCAGATTATAAAAACTATGACGCGTATTAGAGCGGATCTAGTAAGTATACCTGTGGGAAGAGTGGACTTAATCCCAGATGACTACGAGATAGTCGACAAAAGATTAATAATGCCTGAAAGCTTTCCCGACTTTAAGTTCCCTTTGCGAGAGAGTCAGCAAAGTGTTTTTGAGCAAATCGAAGACAATGCTATAATTAACGCATGGGTAAGTTGGGGAAAGACTTTTACAGGTTTAGCTATTGCAGGTAAACTAGGGCAGAAAACACTTGTTGTTACTCATACTGTACCTCTAAGAAATCAGTGGGCAAAAGAGGTAGAAAAAGTCTATGGATTTAAACCGGGCATAGTAGGCAGTGGTCAATTTGATCTTGAGCCTTCTATTGTGATCGGGAATACTCAAACTTTATACCGAAACATTGATAAAGTACAGAAGAGTTTTGGAACAATCATTTTGGATGAAATGCATCATGTCTCCTCCCCTACGTTTTCTAAGATAATTGATAGTAATCATGCTAGATATAAGCTAGGCTTATCTGGTACTATAGAAAGAAAAGACGGTAAACATGTGGTGTTCCGAGACTATTTTGGAAGTAAAATCTTCAAACCACCTAAAGAAAACTTTATGCCTCCTACTATTCATGTATTGAGTAGCGATGTTCGTTTTATGGACGGGGCTAAAACTCCTTGGGCTAACAGAGTTAATGCTCTTACTAATAATGAAGAATATCGACACACAGTTGCTATGCTTGCTGCGGCCTACGCCGCAAAAGGGCATAAAGTGTTGGTTGTGAGCGATCGAGTTCACTTTATGAAAGCCTGTGCCGAATTAGCGGGGGACATAGCGACTAGTGTTACGGGTGAACTATCGCATGAGGAAAGAGAAGAACGTATGTCTCTTATAACAAGTGGCAAAAAGAAGATCCTTTTTGGTACTCAAGCTATTTTTTCAGAGGGCATATCCTTAAATAGCTTAAGTTGCCTCATTTTAGGGACACCTATTAATAATGAACCATTATTAACCCAGTTGATTGGGCGTGTCATACGAAAAGAAGAAAATAAAAAAGACCCGGTGATTATTGATATACATCTCAAGGGTAATACTGCAAGAAGACAAGCTTCTACACGTATGGGACACTACATGAAACAGGGATATCAAATCAAACAGCTATAAAAAAATAGTTCTTGACAACAAGGTTAAACTTAGGTATAATATATGTTCTTATTTGATTGGATGAAAATTTATAATGCGTCGCATGGAAATGTGCGCGAGATAGTACGAATATTTAGGATGCTTGTTGAAAAACAAGTACCCAAAAATCGTAATGATCCTATTTATAAATATTCACATAAAGACTTTTCAGGGGTTGGCTTCATGCTGCACCCCGATATACTTCTATACCACTCTTATAAGTACAACCATCGAGAAATAGCTCAGTATGTTTCGCTGTGCTCTTTTCGATCGGCTATAGATTTTATTAACACACAAGATACGGCTCTAGATCTGATATTAGTACCAGGCCTAGAGCCGGAAACAATTATAAACAATAATAGGCTACTTATGATAGAAGATGACAGAGTTCATTTTTTATACGAAGAAGTCCCTAAAATGGAGATACATTAATGGCATTATCATTTAACAAATCAAAGGGCTCTGCCCAAAAATCATCAATCTCATCTTTTCAGTATAAAGACGGCGATAACAAAATGCGTATCGTTGGTGACATTCTTGCTCGCTATGTTTACTGGATTAAGGGAGAGAACGATAAAAACATTCCTCTTGAATGTCTATCTTTTGATAGAAACACTGAGTCTTTTAATAACTTAGAAAAAGACTGGGTTCGTGATTTTTACCCCGACCTTAAGTGTGGTTGGAGTTACGCTACTCAGTGCATTGATAACGGAGAGATCAAAGTAGTAAACCTTAAAAAGAAGTTGTGGGAGCAGATTATTACTGCTGCTGAAGACTTGGGCGATCCTACTGATCCTGAAACTGGCTGGGACATTTGTTTTAAGCGAGTAAAGACCGGACCTCTTCCTTATAATGTAGAGTATCAACTGCAAGCACTCAAGTGTAAGCCTCGAGCACTTAGCGAAGCTGAATTGACAGCTATTGCTGAACTGAAGTCTATGGACGACGTTATGTCTCGACCTACTCCGGACGCTCAAAAAGAATTGCTCGATAAAATTCATAATGCTAATAGCGAAGATGCTATGGATGAGAGTATTGAAGAAGAATTCAAAGTATCATGATCTTATTCACCGCAGACTGGCATATAAAACTGGGACAAAAAAATGTCCCAGTTGACTGGGCTTTAAATAGGTACACAAAGTTTTTTAATCAGATCCACTCTATTGAAAAACAGTGTAGCATGCATATTATAGGAGGCGATCTTTTTGATCGTCTTCCAAACATGGAGGAGTTAGAACTTTATTTTTCCTTTATTAGAAATGTAAAAATTTCAACTCTTATTTATGACGGAAACCATGAAGCTACAAAGAAGAATAA